CCCCGGTGGTCACAAAACTTGTCGACTCTGGTCTACCCGATTTTTTATACACACTCAAGTTTTAACCATAATCAACAAGACAACACAGTAACAACAAAACAATTAACCACGAAGCAACAACAAATCAACAGTGCTTTGAGGTAATGTGGAAAGAAATGGTGCGGGACAGCAGAACACAAGATATCACAAAGTGAGAGTATCACAATTTATCACAAATGTGGTGTTTGAGCAACTGCAGCTACTAATCAAAACCCTCTTGACTGGCCGCTTTAAAGCTAGCCAGCAGATCATCATACACACTTACTGGGTCATTGGCATCGAATGCTCCTTCAGATGCTGGATTTTCAAGATCAACCAGTTTGATTGTGGCCCTCGATAGCTCTGCAACCAGCTTCTTTCTTAGCTTGCTGTCCTCGTCCAATTCAGATATCTTATTTTCAAGCCTTCTGCACTCTCTCCTCAGACTCTCCATCTCAGACAATGCAGCGGGCTCTTGAGTGAACACCTGACCCTTTCTTAGCCACATTCGAACCAGGTCGTCTGCCCTTTCAGCAGATAGTGTGCCTAGGAAGTGCTTCGATAGCAGGCACTTCTTAGCCAGTTCTGCTTTTTTCCAAAGCCTCCCCTCAGGCCATCCTCTGCGGCTCACAGGCAACTCCTTGTCGCCATGAATTGCTTTTTCTTTCTCTGTGAAATCCTTCCTTTCATCGCATGCAGACATGTCATAGTAGCACTGGCCAAACAGATGACTGATCACTTTAGTTAACACTTCATCAGCATCAATGATCATACGATCACCCTGCTGCTCCCCACCTAAACCCGAGACACAGTCTGCCAGCTTTCTGAATGTCGTTCTAGTCACAGAGAGGCTATTCCTTCTGGTGTGAATATCAGTTGAGAGGATTCTTTGATTGCCATGACTCAGTTCAGTGGGCACTGTCATTGGACCGAATCCTTTCAGATGGCTAACAATCATACTAATCATGGTCAGGCAGTTGCGCAGCCACCTGCACCTGTCATCTTCAGCGGGTATGATGTACATTGTTTCATTGTCCACCCTAATGTACAAGCTAGTGCCTTCAATCAGCGGAGTTACGAACTCATAGCTGGGTGCTGACGTCAGCTCAGAAAACTCTCTCAGCTCATGATACCAAGACAATGGCTTGACCACATCCATCACAACCATTCCTAGCTCCCGCTGGGACAGCCCAAGGCAAAGTACTCCCAGATATTTGTAGAGTGTGGAATTCTCCTGTGCCAGTGTTTCAAAATAGGCTAGGGCACTATCTTTTAGGCCTGAGATCACAGACCTCCCACTCACCACCATGCCCCTGGCTGTCCTCTTAGTATACCTGGAGCCAACAGAGCACATAAGTCTTGATACCTTGGTGGCTAGGAATCTTGGGACAGGGGTGCCGGCAGCATCAGCCTTCAAGTTCGTAACAAAGGCAGTCAGCCGGGTGTGATCTTCCACAAGAGACCTCTGGCTTGAGAACATTCTGCTGGACATATAAGCAAGGAGTTCTCTAGGGTTATCACAAGGCTTTTCCTTAGGCCACTGGAACTTGCAGCTAGCCAGCACCTGTAGCATCAGCTTCAGCTTGATATCCCTCCTCGCTTTCACCACACAGGACTTGAATTTTAGCTGCCTCATAGTCCTATCCCTTGCAATACCTTCAGTGACTGTGTCGGGCAATGCTTCGCCTTCTTCAAGTGCCATCCTGATCAACGCAAACCGCACAGCGTTGCTCCTGGTGGACATCTCCACATTCTCGTAGGTGTGTTCAAAAGCTATACCGCCCTCATCTACTGTGAGGATCTCACTGTACTCAGACAGTTTATCCCCTCTTGATATCACCCTCACCTCTCTGTCCCTGCTCGAATCAACATAGCATTCTATATCTGCATTGGTCCCTGATGGATTGTTCACACGCCTATAAGAACCATCTTTCTCCATTCTGAGGTATAATTTAGGGAGACTTATAACTTTCCTGGCCTTTTCTGAGATTGTGACTGCAGTTGCTATGATTCCCCTGTCTCCTGAATTCCTAGGATATTCGAAGCCAAACACATGCGACCACAGGTTTGACAACAGAGGTGTCAATGTACTAACATCCTTCACACTGGTTATAAGAACCCCCTCACTCTCGATGAAAATCACACTGTCTACACCATCGGTGCTGACAAGTGCTTTCTGGTATAGCAGCTTGGTCTCACAGATTTTGATCACTTGGCTATCTTTGGTGTTGCTGCCAACATTGCCTGAACAGATAGCTGTTATATTGACCAGGTCTCTGGGAGCTTCAGACCTTGAGCTTAGATGTGTCGTCACAATGTCTCTGATTGTCCTGTTCCCCACGATTTTCATTGTGTCCACTACTCTATTCAGGCAGTTGATAAGCTTTCCACTACCGCCATCTCTGAGGTCACATGACGATGCCATTGTTGCAACAGTCTGACACACCATGGAGGACTCCCCTTCTTCTTGGGTCAGACCCTCTAGATTCAGTGACAGTTCAACCACCCAGCCCTCACACACATTCCGTGACACCGCCTGCACCAAAGAAGAGCCAAACAGGGTGCTATCTCTGGATGTCCCTCTTATGTAAGAGTGCCTGGTTGATGCACCCTGTGTGGCAAATGCTGCTTCAACTCTGGCAAAATACTCCTGCTTAAGACCGGGCTCTTTTGGAGCTGAACCTACTTGGCTGATGACATTTGCTATGTCCCTGTAGACTGCGGAGTAGTTATCAAATGGCAGCTCTAGCGTCCTGACCACATCAGGGTGAAGCATGTGTACAGCAATCAGTGCCCAGTTGTTTGCCAGCTTGGAAGGGTCTCTCTGATTGTAGTGCATATTGGTGACTATTACTGTTTCATCAGGAGGCACACGTCTTTTCAGCACCAGTTTAGGCTGCCGGTTGGATTCTAGGTATTTCATTTCACCACCGTCGATCCCGTTCAGTACATCCCCACAGCAGACTCTCACCCTCTTGTAGAGTTGCCACGCCTCTTCCACAGACACAGCATCAGACACGATCTTGGGGTCTATGTCGTCCGTCATGTGGAAATCCTCATCCTCATCTGGTCCCACCGGCTCCTCCTTCTTGTCTTCACTAGGAGGAGGGTCAGCCGGCTCCTCAAACACGACTTTCACAGGTGTTGCTGGTTGGGTCAGCCTCGGTGACCCCACTGCCCTTCTTTTCCGTCTTTTCCTGAATTTTGTTCCTATCTTGCTAACTGCACCCGTCATGTCGTCTATGACTCCGCCTTCAGCTGTGTTGACAGAAGATGATGTGGACGGCCTGTCATCCGGGGTTTGTGGTGTGGAGTCTACACTTTCTTCCTCCATAATTGTGTCGTATTCTGGTATTTGCCTCTCCTGGGGGGCTGTTGGCTGCTTGGTTGGGGTTGCTTCAGTACTGGGCTGCGGCTTCTTTTTCTTGAACAATACTGACAATACAGTGTCTGAGATCTTGTCAGGTGGGACTTCTGTAGAGCCTGGCATGTTGAGCATGGCAGCTGCCACTCCTAGGCATGCAGACACCAATTCGCATAGCCTGAACTTTGTTTTGGCTATTTTGACAACTGCAGAGTTCTTTTCTGATGACAACAACCTCCAGCTGACCATGTGTTTAGTGATAGGGTGGTCGGGATCTATCACCACACAGTGAGCGTTTAGAAAATACCTGAGCATTGCATATCCTGAGTCCTCAAATATCCTGGACATCTTGATCTCAAGCTTGGGAGAGCTTAGTGCCTGCACTAATCTGGACTCTTCAACACCCACTATGTTAGTTATCCCCCCTCTTGCTGCCATAGAGTATGCTTGACTCACTTCAGGCTGGTGTGTTGGTTTCGACTCTCCCAGCTTTTCCTTCTGCAATTTTAGCTTTTTGCTGTAAGGCATGCTGAACGGCTCTCTAAGCTTAGTGTTGTCTAGATTCTTGTTTCCTGATGTCACCTTGCCTCCCCTGCCACATCTTGGATCCACTGCGACACCATCTAACAAATAGGCTGTCAGTCTTCTCAACTTTTCCGTCTCAGTGAATGTTTGATCAACTGAGAGCAGTGTGAAGAATAGTTTCATATCACCCTTTGCGGACTTGAAGTGCTTCTCCAGCCATTGGTGGTTTGTCCAGCTGGTTGTGAGTATTCCCGTTTCCGCATTGTGCGAGAGAGCTCCATGGTAAGATAATGACACAAAAGGATTGAGCACGCCCGAGCAGTATTGCAGTATCTGATAAAGATCAGATTTGACCCCTGTGGATTCTTTTATTCGAGAGTGTTTCAACAGAATATAAGCATAAAGATCACACTCAGTAGCTGAAAAGTCCACGAACTGGTTCATCCTTGTGATTTCTTCTAGATTATGCTGCAGTGGGGTTGTCTGTTCACCAGGCAAGTGATTTTGAACCAATTTGATTAAGGGCATATTGGTTCTGTTCCCTGTCTCAAAGCTGCTGTAGACTTCAGCTACATAGGAGCTCACGACAGTTTTTGCACTATCAACAATGCAGACAGAGTTGGCTAGTGTGCATTGTATTCTGTCTAGTAACATGTAGGATCTCTCGAAGTCGTGCCTTGCTACACTATCTGGTGCCTTCATCATCATGAAATAGTCATCCGATGAGGTGACAAACTCCACTTGTGATGACACAGACCAGTCGCACATTTCTTCGCTCTTGGCATGAACCTTTACTGCCAGCTTGAGAAGTGCATTGTGCACCACTGAAGACCCTCTGTGAGGAATCCCCTGTATCATGTGAGTGAACATGGTGGTGTACAATCTTCCGTGGCTCAGCATGTGACATACATGCAGCTGAACTGGGGTTAGACCTAGCGAGAGGAATTTGAGCATGAATAAAGGTGGGCACATATCTAGAGAAGTCCCCCAGTCGAACTCCAATTCTGCTATCTCAAGGTATGATTCCCCCCATTCGTCATACTGGTCTAAGAACTCTAACAGACATTCCCCATCTTCAATTTCCTCAATTGAGTTATAATGATTCCAGGCTGCAATAGGCATGGTTTTTAATTTGGTGAACAGCTCCACAAATGCTTTCTTAATTTCATTCAGGGACTTGCTTTTCACCGATGTTAGATTCAACAGTGTTTTCATTACTGCATTTATCGAGCTAGTGGGTATCTCCAGCTTCTTCCTTAGACCTTCGAGACAGATTAGCTCTATCGGCTGGGAGAAACTAGACTCTCTGAGGAGTGTCTTGAAAAACAAATAAAAGCTGAGGTAGCTGTGCTTGGGTGCCCACTTAGACCTGTCACCAGATGTGGACAGCACCGAGCATATGCCCTCAGACTGTTCTCTCATCCACTGGCCTGCCTGATTCAGCACTTCATTCTTTTTCTTGGGGTTCTCAAGCAGGTCTGAAGGTATAAACTTTAATATATGGCCCATCACTGACTCAAAGAAAGCCATCACTATCTTTGTTTGTATTTCCAAGATACCTAGCTCTCTCACCGACATCATTTGAGCCTTGGGTGCAACTCCCAGCAGGAACTCAAAGTTCCCTGACAGCACCCTCATTGCAACCTGAAACAAGGAAGTCTCATTAAACGACCGGATAATTGCACCCATCATTTCCAATGATGTGGACCGAGCAGAGGCATATGCTGAGCTACCAGCCAACCCTGCCTTTCTAAGTGAATAGCTCGTCTTCCTCAACATCATCTCGGTGAGACTGCTCAGTATGGAAGCTGCCACATCAGCAGTAGGAGTCACACCAAGCATGCTAGTGATTCTTTCAGACAACATTTCCAGGCTGGACGCTGCAAGTATGTCCTCTCTAGCATCCAGTAGGGATGTGAGTGGCTTGTTGGTCAAATACACTCTGGACACATAGTCAAAGGTGTTCGGGAAGTTGGCAAACAATGACTTTATCTGTGTTTTGGAGAGTGCCACGTCCCTGGCCTTGATACTCTCTTTGTTCTTCTTCTTCAGCCACTCATAATAATACATTCTAGACACTGCCACTCTCTGCATCAGAATAATGAAAGCCTTGTAAAGCACCGTCTTTTCTCTGTCTATTTCAGGCTCTAAACTCATTAGTATAGCTTTAATGTCTACCCTGTTCACATCAGGTTCTTCTGCTGTGACCCTGATATATGCTTTAAAGAAGTTCATGAACTCCTCACACTTGAGTTCCAGCAACTCCAATTCCTTCAGAGTTTCCTCATCTCCCAGTTTTAGCTCCCCAAGGCAGGCCAGTGGATGGAGAGTCTCCAGCAGAACAGTGTTGTCTGATGTGTACACACAATCCTCACTGTAATGATCGTCCTCCAGCTTCCTGCCTCTCTTGAGGTCCCTCAACACCCTTATTCTCCTTGCGCTAACCTGCTTGGCTATTTTGATCACTGACACTCTGTTTTCAAGGAGAGAGTTCGGAAAGTTTCCTGGCTTACTACCGAGCTCAGCCACCCTTGCAGGGATGAATATTTGTGACGACTCCAATATTGATCTGTTGATGTTTTCAAGCAAATCTTTGTGTGCGGGGTTGTTGGTTATAAGATCCTTAACCTCATCATCGGTTTGGAAAAGCTGTTTCGCTCTCTCTATGGCATGCTCGGTCCTGGTGTTTTGAACTGCTCTGTCCATATCACCGACCACAGCATCAACTATGGACTCTATGGTCCCAGACTTTTTGAAGCTGCTTATCACACTATTCGGCTCACAAATTTCTGTCAGTGTTTTGTTGACGTTCTTGCTGGTTTGTAACTTGACAAAGGGAGTGCTGCCTAGCTCATTTCTTAGTCCTGCTGCAGCAAGTTCAACCACAAATCTAGAGTATACGGGTTGCTTCGATGGCAGCTGCTGATTGGCTTCAAGTATTGTGGCAGCCTCCTCCACTGCCTTAATAGCTTCTGCGCTGCCCTCATTTGCTGACCAGGTTTCGAACAGCTCATACATATTGTCATTTCCGAGGATGGTCGTTGTGTCAAAATCCTCGTCATCCAAGGCCTCACGAGTCAACAGCTCGGTGTCTAAGTAAGACTTATGAGCATTATTGTTTGCATGTGCCCTGTCACCCAACAGCCTGACATACATATGATGGTAGTACATGCAGGACACGGCAACATTTGAGTTCTGTGGGACGTTGAATCCTAGGTGGTAGCAGTTCGGCGGCTTAAAGGAATTCACATTCACAAACTTCAGTTTGAACATGTATCTGACGAGTGCCATTTCTATATAATCCCACACATTTGTGCATTTGTTCACCAGCTTCTTGCCCAGACCTTCAGAATCAGCAAATTGAGACCAGTTATACATTATTGCATATCTGGACATTGAGGCAATGGTGTTATTGTCTTGGGATGGGTGCAGGCGAAACATAGCAGTGTAAAGGAGGCCAACTGCTCCTCGAGCCATTGTCTCTTCCTCACTCGAGTCAGAGATGTTTAGCTTGCGGGCACATGTGCTGCCAGGGTCGACGTAACTATCCTCCAGGTGTTCTCGTGCAATGTTGTCATAGTCTTCTACTGCTTTTGAGAAGAGAGTGGCAAACCTGTCTAGACTAGCTTCCCTGGCGAGTAGGCATTCCTGGAAGTTCATGATAAATATACTCACCAGCATACTTGGCAATGCATAACCCAGCATGCCCAGTTTCTGATTGAGTCTCATCTTCACATAGCCTGTGCCGTCATCATTCACATACGCTATGTCAAATGCCTCCCTGTAGTTCCTCTGCCTTTTTAGATACAACCTCCCATTTGTTGAACGCACTCGAGTCTCAGTGATTAGATTTGACTTCTTTCTCTTATACAGTGATAAGAAGCATCTACAGATCTCCTGAAATATGATCAGTCTTTGGAAAAACTTGATGCTGCACAGCAGTGTCAGGGCACGATCCATGACATCCCTTGACACTTCCGAGAACCCAGACTGCAGCAGTGCTTCTTTGATTTCTGAATCAGTGATGAGATTTTTAAATTCTTCAACTCTTTCTGGGGTCACAGACATAGATTCTTTGATGTCATCGAGTGCCCTGAAGCATTCTTCCATGGTTGGTGTGCTCCCCTTAGAATCCTCTCTCACAAAGCCATCCTCAGTTTTCATTGTGGGGGTGATTCTTGCCTTTAATCTCCTCTTCAACACATCAGCCCTCACTTTTAGTATTCCATGGTTGTCATTCTTCAGTTCGTCAAGAACCTCTGGTGACCTTTTGCAATAATGGTGAGGAGTGGCTCCTTCTCGGATGTCAGACACCACCGCTCTGATAAGGGTCAAAGTTCTATCTCTCAAGCAGTCAGCCACTCCCTGGCAGTTATCTCTGAACTTGTCCTCCTTAAATTCACCTGCTGCAGGAAATATCTGTTGCCCTAGCTTGACATATTTTCCATTGCCAGTTTTGTCAGTTACCTCCAGGTTGCCAGATTTCATGCTAACCAGATAAACCCCAGAGAGATGTGCTAGTCTTAAAGAAAGAAAATGCATCAACCTTCTGAACTTCTTTTCAGAAGGCAGGGCACTGGGGTATGTGGCATTCATCAGTCTATCCAGATTCGATGCAGCTCTTACCACTGAGGAATCGGCCCACATCTGTTTGTCCAGCTCACCAAGAAATAGTAGAGACTCCACCGTCCTGTTTCTAGAAGCCGTGTCACCTGGATTCTTGTCACGGTTCTCTTTCTGGAATCCCCTCTCGAATTCTTCTAGGCTTCTGCTAGTAATTCTTGTTTTCTTTGCAGTTATCTTGTCGCTGGTGAACACTCTCGAAAGGAATTCAACACCCCTGTTGACTATTGTCTGGTCATCCCAGATGTGTGCCTTGTCTGTGCTTAGCGTTTCAAACAGCGTACCCGCATCCTCTTCGGTGAGATACCCCTCCTCATCAACCAGACAATCTCTCAATCTCTTCTTTGATCTTTCAATCTGTCTAGACAAATCAGGCGGCAGTGATATCCCCATCTTTCTTGCGCTTTTCTCATGGTGCCACTGACTTCTGTCAATGGACAGGTTATAAGTCATGAACGGCCCTGCGGCTGTTTCCGCGCTTTCCTGCAGTTTGAGAATAGTCCGCCTGATAGGCTTGAGTGAAGGTAGGCTCCATATAGCATCTCTTGAGTCCCTGATGTCTGTTGTGAGTATTACAGGAAATCCAGAGAGTAGCAAGCTGCAAACTGTTCTGAGCCATTTGGCCTCATCATTCCTTGTTTTCCCACCTGTATCTCTCACCCATCCGAACTCCATAATCTCGATTATAGGCTTGCCTTCCAACTCAGGTTCCGGTATGTTAACAACACCGTTTGACATGTCTCTCAGCTGCGATGCAGACGAGTTGGGGCTTCCACCTGTTGAGGAAGCTGTCTCACTGTATGTTACTGTGAACAGCGTTGTCGCAAATGTGGACTTGTTTTCAGGCCTAGAAACAAAGTCCTTTATCTGCCTCATCGTGGGATCATAAAGAATGCTTCCCGGTTGGTGAACCCTGACAGCATCAGGCGTTAAGGACAGACCTAACCTTGTCATATTGTCAGCTCTTAAGGTGTCTAGGGCTTCAGGTCCCCACACACTCCTGATCAGAACCTCCATGGTGGGCTTCTGAGTTTCCGGTATGTAATCCACTCCGTATCTATCACAGGCTATCATTTCCCACAAAAGGCCTTTGAGCCGGTATACCCCCATCACAAGTGCTTCACTGGGCTCAGTGTCTTTGAGTGTAGAACACAGATACTGCACCTCTTGTGGATCTTTGAAGTCTCTAGATGCTATAGTCATTATAGTGTCCAGACAGTCATTGATCATGTCCCTTGAACTGAAATACTCATCCGCAGAGGGTGAGTATGCAGCCTTCACTTTGTTATGAGCTGAAAGCATTGCTGACACTTCCTTCACATCATCTTCCACCATCAAGGCCAGAGTGTATTTCATTACCAATATGTCTGCAAGGCCCACCCAGGAGCTCTGTCTGTTGAATGATAAATTAGCGAAGTATTTTTGTAGGTGCCTCTTTGAACTGGCTATGTCATCAGGATTGACTGATTCCAGCTCTGCTGTGGCAGAGGAATTCCTCAAATGCTCGATCAGCACAGATCCCGCTTCCGACAGGTACGGTTCTGCCTCTCTTTTGAGGAAATCATCAGGGAGGTGCTGAACCATTTGGCAGGGGTGAAACAGGTGTGATGGTATTGAGTTGATCCTGTCAATGAAATCATTGTCGGTGGACACTTCCACTGCATCCTTGAGTTCTTTCAGCTTTCTCAAACATTGAGCTCTGTTTAAGAATTTGTGATGGCCTCTAAACAGCTTCTTCCCTGTGTATGATAGATTGTAATAGGCCTTTTCCACTTCCGCAGATCTGAATTCCTGTTTGCCTATCTCCTTGATGATGCTCTGCATGTCAGCTCCGAACTGGAACTGTTTGAATGTCTTTTCAGAATAATTGTCCCTGACATACCTGAGCAAGTCCTGTTCACCCTCTGCAGTCAGGTGACCTGAATACAGCTTGCAGACAATGAGCATTCTGAACCTGTGCAGAGAGAGGAGGTCCAGCAGGTGGTAAGGCAAGCTGGTCCCATAGACATGGGTTGCCAGTGTGTAGTAAGGCAGAAATTGGAGTTCCACCCATGTGTAGTCAGTCCTGAACTGCCTACAGCTGTCCGTGGTCCTCTGCTGTGTCATGACAGATGACACCTCTAGACCAGTTTTTATGGTCTCTTTGAGGAATGCAGACACACCCAATGCGGGTATGTACACCTCAGAATGCAGACTGCCCACACCATATGACTTCAGCACAGTGAGTGCATTTATGTGGGACAGCAGCAGGCTGTGGTATGACGAAGTTTCGTTCCTATCGTCATCCTCTTCTCCGCTGTCATTGAAGAAGCTTGACTCTCCGGCAGTAGACATTGCACAGCACAGAGAGCTGACCTCACTAGACAACCCTGTGTATGCTTGTTTGCGACAACAAGCAGCAAAGCATCCACAAACTCACGACCACCGGGG